CCGTAAGGCTCCCCTCCGTGACCAGCTCCTAATTTACACACGGCTAACTTTTCGATGGGCGGTGATGCCATGTCGATGTGCTCCGTGACCGCTGACGGCTCGCGCGTCGAGCAACTGAAAGAGCTGGCAAAGCGGCTCGCCGTGGCAATCGACACGTGCGATTCGACCAAGGAGCTGCCGTCACTCGCTCGCCAGTACCGCGAGACGATACGCGAGTTGGAGGAAATCGGTGAGCCAGACGCAGACGATGGATTGCTCAGCATCCTCTCTAAGCACGGCAGGCGATAACCAGGAACCGACGTTCCGCTACTGCCCCGAGTACCGCGACACAGACGGGCTGGACGCGTTCGACACCTGCGAGCTGGGCGGCATCGTGCTCGACGGATGGCAGGCGCGCATACTGGACGATTGGCTCGCCCGCGACGCGTCTGGCAGGTGGGCGGCGCGGTCGTGCGCGCTCAGCGTCCCGCGTCAGAACGGCAAGACGTTCTGCACCATCGGGCGCGTGGCCTATGGCGCCCTGATTCTGGGCGAGACCACCATCTACACAAGTCACTTGCAAAAGACCTCCACGGAGACATTTGAGGAAATGCGCGACTTCTTCGAGCAGCCGGCAATCGCAAAATACGTCTCCGAGATCAAGACCGCGCTGGGACGCGAGCAGATAAACCTGAAGAACGGCGCGCGCATCAAGTTCCTCGCGCGCACTCGCAACGGCGGGCGCGGACAGCACGGAGCGCTACTCATCTTTGACGAGGCTCAGGAGCTGGACGATTTGCAGCTTTCCAGCTTCTTGCCGTGCATCTCCGCGCAGCCCAACCCGCAGACCGTCTACATCGGCACGCCGCCCGACCCCGAGAGCGCGGGAACCGTATTCGAGCGCCTACGCAGGAACGCGCAGAACGGCGAGCTGGCGCGCGGCACGTGGTCGGAGTGGGCCGTCGATGAAATAGGCGACGTGACCGACCAGAGCCGATGGGTCCGCACGAACCCGTCGTGCGGCACGCGCATAGACCTCGACACCGTGTTCGCGGAGGTGTCGCAGATGGACCCCGAGACGTTCGCCCGCGAGCGTCTGGGATGGTGGAAGCCACCCGCGCAGAAGAGGGACGAGTTCATTATCGACGCCACCGCGTGGGACGCCTGCGCGACCGACCACCCGCTGGACCCCGAGCGCACGTGCTACGGCGTGAAGTTCGCCGCCGACGGCTCCGAGGTCATGCTTGCCGTCGCGGAGTCGCGCGGGGACGTGACGCACGTGGAGCTGCAGGAGCGCCGTCCCATGTCGAGCGGCACCGCGTGGCTGGCCGACTGGTTGTGCGAGCGCACAAACGTGGGCTGCTGCGTGGTCGTGGACGGCAGGAGCGGCAGTCAGGCGCTGGTCGAGCGCATGAGCGACCGCGCGCCGCGCGGCTTCGTGGTCACGCCGTCCAGCGGCGACGTGATCGCGGCTGCGTCCATGCTCTGCGATGCCGTCAGCGAGCGCAAGCTGACGTGGTACCGCCCGCAGGAGCAGCTGCGGGAATCTGCAGTTACGGCCACGCGGCGCGCCATCGGGCGCGGCGGCGGCTGGGGGTTCGGCGGGGCCGACCCACTACCCATCGAGGCGGCGTCGCTCGCCCTGTGGGGGTCAAGGACAACCAAGCGAAACCCCAACCGCAAAGCGAGGATAGGCTGATGCATCACGACTTCCGAGGCGTTCGTGACGCCAAGGGCCTCACGCCCGAGGCGCGCGCGCAGATGGGCGCGCTGCTGGACGAGTTCGAGCGCCACAACTCAAAGAACAGGCTAAAGCGCCGCTACTTCGAGCAGCGCGTAACAGTAGGAGAGTGCAACCTGGGCATCGCGCTGCCGCGCTCGCTCGCGCGCTTCGAGATGGCGTGCTGCTGGCCCGAGAAGGCGGTCACCGTGCTCAAGGACCGCTCAATCTTCGACGGCTACGTGTTCTCGGACGGCAGCACGCCAGACCTGCTCGCGTCCATCGTGCGCGACAACAGGCTCACGAGCCAGTACAACAAGGCCGTGGGCGACGAGCTGATGCACGGCGTGGTGTTCGCCACGCTCTCCGCTGGCGGCGCGTCGGGCGTGACCATCCGCTTCCACAGCGGCGAGACCGCCGCGGGCATCTGGGACGGCGGCGCGCAGCGCCTCGCGTGCGGCTTCGCCATCATGGCCACCGAGCGCAGCGTGGACGGCTACGACGTGCCGAGCGTGGTCAACCTCTACACCGACGATGCCGTGTGGGTGATTCGCCGCGACGGCAGCCGATGGCTCGCCGAGGGCCACGCGCAGGCGATGGGTCACCCGCTGATGGTCGCCATGGCCAACGAGGGCGGCACGACCAAGCGCCCGCTGGGCCGCTCGCGCGTCTCGCGCTCCGTGCGCGACCTGACGCGCGGCTACATCCGCACCATGTCGCTGGCCACCGTCGCGCTCGAGTTCGCCACGTCCCCGCAGAAGTACCTGCTGGGCATCACCGACGAGCAGTACGACGCGCTAATCAGCGACAAGTTCAAGGCGTACATGGGCAGCATGCTGCTGGCCACGCGCGACGAGAACGGGAACGTTCCGCAGTTCGGCCAGCTCACGCAGGGCAGCATCACGCCGCACGTCGAGATGCTGCGCTCGCTCGCCACGCAGTTCGCCGCGGCAACGTCGCTCTCCGTCACCGACACGGGCGTGGTCAACGACGCCAACCCGACCAGCGCCGACGCCGTGGCCGCGGCCAACGAGAAGCTGATCGTCCGCGCGCAGGAGCTTAACCGAGAGAACGGCGACGCCCTCTACACCATCGCGCTCATGGCGCAGGCCATCGCGCGCAACAAGTCGCTGGACGCGCTGACCGACTCCGAACGCGCCGTCATGGCCAAGTTCCAGAACCCCGCGATGCCGTCCGTCGCGTCGACGGCAGACGCCGCCGTGAAGATAGCGAGCGTCGACCCGTCGTTCGGCGGGACCGAGGTCTTCTACGAGATGCTTGGATTCGACGCGCCGACCATCGCGCGCATCATGGCACAGCGTAGGCGCAACGTCGGCAACGCCCTGCTCGACGGTCTGGTGAGCGCATGACGCACGCTCAAATCTACGCGTCCGACTGGAGGCGGTACCGCGCGGCGCACGCCAAGCTGCGCGGCGACGCGGCCAAGCGTCTGGAGGAGCTCTTCGACTCCCTGCCCTGGGACACCGACGCGCAGCGCGCGCTGCAGCGCCTGTGCGACTTCGCCGACCAGCTGCTTTTCGAGTACGGCACCGCGGACGCCACGCTCTCAGCATCCCTCTACGACGAGATGATGCGCGGCTCCGCGCCGATGGCCGAGCTGGCCGAGCTGCCTAGCTCTGCGACCGTCTACGCGAACATGGCCGACGCCATCGGAAAGGCCACGTCCACCGAGGCCGCCCGCTCGCTGGTGGGCGGCGAGATGCAGCGGCTGGTCAAGCGCTGCGGCGTCGAGACCATGCGCCAGAACGCCATCGCGCACAAGACGATGTGGGCGTGGGTCTGCATCGGCGACACCTGCGCGTTCTGCCGAACGCTCGGGTCGCAGGGCTGGGTGTTCGCGTCCAAGGCCGTGCGCGCTGGCAAGCACGCCGAGCACATCCACGCGGACTGCGACTGTGAGTTCGTGGTCAAGCGCCCCGGTGACACGCTCGATATCGAGGGCTACGACCCCGACGCGCTGCTGGACGAGTACGCGGACGCGCCCGGCGACAGCTGGAAGGACAAGGTGAACGCCATGCGCCGAGCCGACTACACGCAGGAGTTCGCCGACAGGCGCAACGCGCGCAGACGAGAGCTGTACCGCGCGGCGCGCGAGGACGGCGCGACGCCACAACAGGCGGCAGACGCCTAATCACCTGATGAAGCTGGCCCCGAAAGGGGCCTTTTTCATGGCTACGTGAGCCAATCGCGGCAATGACGACCGCCAAAGCGCGGGGAAAGGGGCCACACGATGCCCAACGAGAACGAGACGCCGACGCAGGTCGCACCTGCGGAACAGGAGCGCACCTTCACGCAGACCGAGCTGGACGCCATCGTGCGCGACCGGCTCAAGCGCGAGCGCGAGAAGTACGCCGACTACGCCGACCTGCAGACCAAGGCGAAAGCCTACGACGAGGCCCAAGAGGCCGCGAAGTCGGAGCTGCAGAAGGCGGTGGAGCGAGCGGAGAGGGCCGAGGCCGAGCTGACCGCGATGAGGCAGGAGCGCGAGCGCTCCGAGCTGGTCGCAAAGCTGGCCGCGGAGAAGGGCGTCAGCGCCGAGATGCTGGCCCGCATGTCGGGCGACGTGGCCGAGAACGCCGCGTGGCTCGCGGAGCAGGACGCCGCAAAGCCCAAGTACCCCTCACTCGCCGACACGGGCGAGGTCGCGAGCGTGTCGAGCGCCGCGACTGGCGACGCAGCCGCCGACTTCGCCGAGTTCATGCAGAACGCCTTCGGGGCGTCCAACTAGCCAAAAGAAAAGGAGGCCACCATGGCCGACATCTCCCGTCCCACCCTTCCCGCTTCCATCTCCGCCGACATCTGGGCCAAGACCCTCGAGGACTCCGCCGTCATGAAGATGGCGCGCCGCATCGACCTGCCCGGCAACGGCCTCGCCATCCCCGTGATCACGGGCGAGCCGCAGGCCGACTGGGTCGAGGAGACCGGCGAGAAGCCCGTCTCCAACTCCACCATCGGCATCAAGACCATGCAGCCCTACAAGCTGGCCGTCATCGAGACCGTCTCCAACGAGCTGGTCCACGACCTGCCGCGCCTGTACGCCACCCTGCGCGAGCGCCTGCCGTTCGCCCTCGCCAAGAAGTTCGACGAGACCGTGTTCGGCACCACCGCGCCCGGCTCCAACTTCGACGTGCTCGGCAACGCAACCGCCGTCGCGCTCGGCACCGACGTGTACGGCGCCCTCGTGACCGTCGACGGCAACATCGCCAACGCTGGCGGCGTCATGGACGGCATCGCCATGTCCCCGCAGGGCAAGACCAAGCTGCTCAACGCCGTGGACGGCGCCAAGCGCCCGCTGTTCGTCGACTCCGTGGCCAACTCCACCATCCCGACCATCCTCGGCGCTCCCGTGACCTACTCCCGCGGCGTCTACGCCGCCGGAAGCCCCGCGCAGCTCGGCTTCGCGGGCGACTGGACCCACGCCATGTACGGCGTGGTCGAGGGCATCGAGCTGGCCATCTCCGACCAGGCGACGCTCGGCAAGGGCGACGAGGCCATCAACCTGTGGCAGCAGAACATGACCGCCATCCGCGCCGAGTTCCGCGTCGGCTTCGTTGCCGAGACCGCGTCCTTCCAGAAGATCACGGCCTAGCCATGAGCAAGGTCATGGTCCACTGCGACACGGGCTGCGAGATGGTGGTCCCCGACGAGCTGGTCGAGCTGTACCAGTCGTGGGGGCACACCGTCAAGCAGTCCGCTAAGCAGCCGAAGAGGCGCGCGCCCCGGAAGAGGGCGGCGAAGAAGGAGGCGTAGCCCATGGCTGTGACCACCTACGCCGAGGTGTCCGACCTCGCCTGCACCGTGCTGGACGCCGACGTGGCGCAGAAGCTCATAGAGCGCGCGTCGCTCATGGTCACCGCGGCATGCGGCAGCACAACGCCCGACGAGGACGCCGCACGCATGGTCGTGTGCCAGATGGTCGAGCGCGCGCTGGCGTCCCCGACCGCCGAGGAATTCGGCCAGTCACCGCAGGCCATCCAGAGCATCAGCACGTACAGCAACACGTGGACGTGGGGCAATCCAGTCGGTGCGCTCTTCATGCGCAAGGCCGAGCTGCAGATG